AAAGCCAGTGAATCGAGAGTCATACTGTCGGGCATCAGCACTAAAACAGGTGGCGGGACCGAAGACGTCAATATAATCGACGATCTTTTGGGCGCCACCCTGTAGAAATGATTGGCCGAGAGCACTACAATTAGTAAGCTTGGCTTTCTTGAATCTTGAGGAATAGTCAGAATACATCATGCACGACGCAGCGAGATGGAAAGCATCCATACAGACGACAGTGCGACAATTCTTCATCTTAATCTTGAGTTTTTGACGAAGTTCCTCTTTAACAGAAGCACTGCAGAAAACTTTGACGGGGTCGTCGGTAGCCAAGGACTGCCAATACTCATCAAAAAATGAAACATGGGGACTGCCCCACAAATCGTTCTTGGTGTTGTACATGAGTGTCCAGGGCCATCCAGGCGACTTAGTACCATCGAGATCAGAGAGAGCTTCGTCAAATGATATTTTCTTGGACCCAATGCAGTCCTTAAACTCGAGATCGAGAAAAAGGGCCGCAGATTCATAGAGTTGTGTGAAGTGTTCATCGTAGGGGTGTGGATTACGGAAATAACGAGAAATTGCGAGTAAGGACATGTCAATGGTTTTGGGGACAACCCCATAATCATCATAGTCATCACCAGATATGGTTTGAACATACTCGCGGATGTAGGGATCTGTGTAGTCGTGCGATTTACCATTGTACGGCCTATAAAAACGTGCTACTATATTGGGGTCACTGTCGGTGACCCGAGTATTCATAAACATTTTATCACAGATGTCTTGTGGATAACGGCGGGCCATAGCATCTACTGGGGCCCGCCGATCTCGTTTTTCGAAGTATCGGCTTCAGTAAGAGGGACGAACTGTGAGTCGGCGGGGTACCCACGACAGTGGGCACACTTATCAACCGCTTGCCACTTTTTCTTCCCACACTGACAGTCATCAAATTTGCCTGGAATGGGTAGAGCTGAGACTGACTTGAGATAGCGCTTTTGCCATGTTCTCTCGTTAAGAGAGCCACTACGGCTAGCGCCGTTTATGGACTCAGGAACAACCTTTTTCGAGGCAAATTCGACAATTTCGTTGGCCCAAGATGCGGTCATAGCATGAAACTCGGGTTTAACAACCGAACCTTGGTAACCGATAGAACCCATGCCAATGACTTGCCCTTTTGCGTTGCGGACCCAGCCACCACAGGAGCCCTTACTAGTTGAACCAATAAAGGTAACCAGATCGAGCTTCCCTATGGTTCTACGTGGTCCAACACAGCCAGTGGCCGTCAGAAGTTCATTCTCGGCGGCCCAAGTGACAGTGCAGGGTTCGCCTGGGATAATGTCAACACAAAATTCAACGCCCTTGCCCATTTTCATTGAGTTGAGGGCCTGTATGTAAACAACATCTTCAACGAATTTGCTTTTCTGATACATAGTGGGGAGTGATATGAATTTGTTGTTGATCTTGACTTCAGTTTTATCAACAGCACTCACTGTGTGTCGTGGGAGGGCACAAATGCCGAAAACAGGTTCGGTTGAGCAACCAAACGTTTTGTCAGACTTGAGGTCAGTACCTTGTACATAATAACACGTGGGAACACGCAGGATGGGGTACCCAGGAGTCTCATGTTCAGGAGTGGCCTCAATTTGCGGAGTGCTAACAACCTTCTTTGGTTTGAATGGAGGGAGGGGTGGAGGGAGAAGTGACTTACACCGATCGGAAAGGTGAGAAGGGAAGGGTGGGACAGGGGGTGGAGAGGAGGATTCCCACTTGCCACCCCCGATGCCAACGTTGCCTTCATCGCCGATAGTCGCGGGATCAAATTCAAAGCCAGCGTCCATCATCTCTTCAATATCCATCCAATCAAAGTTTCCGAATTTCTCTTTAAGACCAGAGATATCAGACATAATAGTGTATGACTCGCCAGACTCAGGATCATAAACATAGTACTTGTCTTTACTCTGGTGTTGTCCTTTATGTTGACCTCGACTGCGATTGGCACCAGAGGACCGAGACTTATAAACTTTAGCGCGTTTCTTCCCATTCCGATCTTCAGGGATTGCCCTAACTCTG